GGAACCACGCCCGCACCGGGGACGCAGTTAGCGGCGGTCACTGAAAGGTCGGCCATGTGTCTATTCTCCGATCACGGTTTCGGCGGGCTCTGCCTTCGCCGGTTTGTTGGGTTTTGCGGGGGCCTCGACCTCTTCAGGCAAAGGCAGGGCGTTAACGACCAGCGCCGCAGCTTCACCCGCTGCCACCGCATAACCGGCCTGCAACAGCCGCACCGCGTCGGCTTCGGCGATCTCAATCACATCACCAAGGCTGTGTGTCGGAGCCAGATTGTCCGTCGTAATCCTGATTTTCATGGCTCGCCCTAAGTGTAGAGGTTGTTCTGATCGGCCCGCGCAGCGGCGGTGATCTCGATGCCTTCACGGCGGCCAATCTCTTTGACGCCGACCACTTCGTATTCGCGCAGGTCGCACGTCACCCGGTCCTTCGGATTCAAGTCCGACCAGTTCACCGACCAGCGGATCTGAAACCGCGTGGTGATCTCGGCCCCGACCTGTTGGGCGCGCACCTTTTCAGCGTCGCTGATGTCGGTTTTGCTCGCACGAACGGTCGCCAAGTCGGCGAAGGTTTCGACTTCTTCGCCAAGCGCATCAGCCTGCACCATGCGGCGGCGAAGGGTAAGCAAACGGTCTAGAGCCCCGGCGCGCATCAGACGATCAGCGCCAGCTTGTGATTTGCCAGCAGAGCGTCAACCGTGGCCGTGCTTGGGATTTTGCCCGACACGCTGCCGATCTGCGCCGTCTCGCGGAACGCATACAAATCAGCCACAATTAGCCGCATTGCGTGCAAGGTTTCAGGCGGCTGCGTTCCGGCGGCGCCATAACCGACAACGGCCACGACGACGATCTGAGAGCCTTGGCGAATAGTCGGCCAAGTCTGGTTATATTTCAGAACAATGGCCGGCTCCAACCCGTAGAGCCGCGCCTCATACACCGAACCGCCTAGCGTCTGACTAGCGCCGTCCGTGTCGGTGTAGGTGACAGACGTTATCGACTGCACCGGAGCGACAGGAAGCGCGCCCAGGTCCGCCCAATCATCTGTTTGCAGGGTAACTGTCTGCGTGAACAGTTTGGTTCCGGTGCGGCTTTCCACGACGGCGCGAGCGGTTGCGACCATCGCGGCAATTTCGACGTCATCGCCCGCGCCTTGCGCCCGAACATGCGCGATTGCGTCCTCAGCCTCGATAGGCTCGCCGGTCGCGGCGGTCGTGACAATCACCGGACGCCACATCAGGATTTCCCCTTCCGACGTTCCGGCGCAATAGCCTTTACCGCGCGCTCCACAATCTCGTCGCTGACAGGAACCGCGTATCCAGCGGCGACAAGGCGCGTAGCCTCATCACCGCTGAAACGCTCGGTTTCCTCGCCGGGGTTGACGACAAAATCGGCCCCGGCAATGCCCGTCAGCATCCGCAGTCGCATCAGGCCGTGGCCTTCAGCACCAGGAAGTTAATGGCCAGCGTGTTGTTCCCGGCTGTGGAGGCGTGAAGGTTGGTGAGCCGCAGCTTGAAGCTGCCCGCCGCGATGGCCGAAACCGCCACAATGAAGTCACCCGCCGAAGTGTGCGTCTTGATCGAAGCGACCACTACGTCAGTCGCCGCAACCTTGTCGTTCGTCACGGTGAACTCAGCTTCAGCGCCAGCCGCCACCGTCTGCGAAACGGTGGTAATGACGCCCGTGTAGGCGTTGCAGGTAACGCCCGTGGTGATGCTGGTGGCCTGCGTTACCGCAGTCTGGCCGGTCACGACCTCGACGCCATCCGCGTTCCGGTAGCCCGTTTGATTGTAGGACATGACCTACTCCTTCAGTGTTGGAAAGGTTGAGGGCGGGCGTTAACCCGCCCCCTGTCCCTAAGCTTGGACCAGGTGCTTCACGGCGCCCGTCTGGATCAGATCGCCGTCGAGGCGAACCACGCCAGCCAGGCCGATGTTCGGCCAGTAATACTCGCGCCGCACGCCGATCACCGGAGCGCCGACCTTGCGGACGTAGTATTTCCCGAAGTCACCGAAGACGATGGGCTTGGTCCCAGTCGCGCCGTTCACGCAGGCTTGGTTCACCGAGTACGGCTTGTCAAACAGCGTGCCAGGAGCGCCCGTCCGAACGTCGCCCATCTGCCAGATATACTGGCCGTCGCCGCCCTTCAGCTTGCGGATAGCCTTGAGGGTGGTGTCGTTGAACATCCAGCGCGCCTTGGGGGAGGCGCGATAGGCCGGGTCAACCGAGTGGTAGAGGTCCAGCAGTTCATCGAACGTGACCGCCGTAGTCGAAGCGGCGGTAACACCCAGCGTCGAAGCCGCGACGATGCCGAGCGGGTCGCCCGTGCCGTCACCCACGGTCAGTTCGCTGTTGACGCGACGCGCGAGACGTTCGCCCAGCAGTTCGCCGAGAAATTGCTCGATGTTGATGGCGCTGTCTTGCAGCAGCTCCATCGAAATCTGAACCCACTCGGTGTCATAGGCGAAGGCGCCGAGGGTCAGCTTCGTAAACGTAGCGTCAACGCCGCCGTCGTCGGTCATGGCCGAAGCTTCGGAGTGCTGGGCAACGGCCACGGCGGTGTCATCGATCTTCGGGAAGTCCAGCGGGTTTCCGCTCGACGTGGTGATGACGGTGCAGATGTCCTCGTTGTACATCGGCCCCCAAGCCTTCAGGGTCTTGTCAACCGCGATGGCCAGATCGGTCGGGACCGTGTAGCCGCCCGCGCCGACCGTGGTGGACTGGGCGCGCTTTTCCACGCCCGCCTTGAGGACCACGCGAAGCTCAGGCGAAATCTCCTGCGGGTCGAAGCCGGCGCGGGCGAGCGCAATAAACGCCTCGCGATATTCCGGCTTGCCCTGGACGTCTTGGCCACGAGCCTCGGCGTCACCCGGAATCGGGCGTTGGGCGGCGCGCTGCTCTTCGGCGCGGGCCTCGATGGCAGCCTGACGCTCTTCGCGTTCGATGTCCTTAGACACCTTGTCGAAGTCGCCCATGATCGCATCGTGACGCGCTTCCAGTTCGGCGGCGCGGCTGTCGTCGGTGTTGCCCTTGATCTCGTCCAGGGCGGCGCGCGCTTCGGTAACGAGGCGACCGCGCTTCTCGTGCAGTTCAGTGCTCATGGTAGAATTTCCATCTATGGGAGGTGCGGCGTCGTCTCGACGCTGCGGTTGACCGATCTAGCCCGGCCCGGCCTCACGCGGTCGCGTGGGAGGTTACAGACCCCGAAGGGTCATCTCGGTGCGGGCTTTCCGAAGGGAATAGCCCGACTGATTGTGATGCTTGCGGTGTTCCTTGCGGGCGTCGTCCAGCGAGCGCAGCGCAATGGAGGTGTCGTCATAGGCGGGAAACGCCGTGACCGTGACCTCCCGAAGATCAACCGCCTCAATGGTCCGCGTCGGAACCGGGCCGGTCTCATCCCACCGCTGTTTCGTGACGACAAACCCGAACGACATTCCTGACACGTCGCCGCGCTCGATCAGCACTGCAAGGTCTCGCCCGTCCGTGGTGTCGGGCAGATCGATCTCGACCGCCAGCCCCATGTCGTCCTCGCGAAGCCGCAGGGTTCCCGCCGTGGTGCGACCCAGCACGCGGTTGCGGTCATGGCCAATCAGGGCCATCACATCGCCGCCCAGCGTGCCCGCGAAGGCTCCAGGCGCGATGATCTCGCGGAAGCTATCCCCGATATCCGCCGTGCTGTTAAAAACGGCTGCGTAACCGGCGATGGTCCGTCCACTGTCACCAGCGGCGCGGACCTCAACCGGACGGGTTAGCGTCCGAGTTTCCAGGGTCATTCGCCCCTCCGTTGTTCGTGACCGGCTGCAAGCCGAGCGGGACGGTCGCCCCCTGAATGTAGAGCCTGCCGCCTTCTGGCATCGGCGGACGATTTTCCAGCGCGCGGGCCTCGTCAGGCGTTAGGATCGCCGACTGAACGCCACGGGCCAGCCCCTCAATCCGCGACTTGAAGTCACCGCGCATCAGGCCGTCCAGATTGTGTTCAACGTAGAGGCCGCCGGGCCGCTGGCCGAACAGTTTAAGATTGCACTCTTCCTCGAAAGCCTTGGCCCATTGAGCAATTAAGTGCTTGACCAAATGCAAGTCCTGTTGCTCGGTGTTGCTGAACGTCCCGTGCGTCAGGTCTTGCAGGAAGACCGGCGGAAGGTTCCAAATCCTGGCGAACTCCTCGATTTGGAAGCGCCGGGCCTCGGTCATCTGGCCCTTGTCGGGGTCAAAGCCGACCGGCTTGAGATCGTACCCGGCAGGGATCGGAAACACTGCATCGCCGCTGGACTTGGCCGCCGTGATCGCGCGCTTGATATCCGCCTGCGCCCGCTTGACCGCTTCAGGCCCGGCAGGCATCGGCCCGACCAGAGCCAACGGAGGAACACCGCCACCGGCAAAGAACCCTGACGCATAGTCGTTCATCGCCAGCGCGAGCTGGATAGCCTTCGCGCCCATCGTGATCGGGCTATAAGACCCGAGCTGGTCAATTTTCAGCATAAACGGGATGTCGATTACGTCGGCAGCCTCGTATCGCTTGCCGCCGTAGTTGTAGAATTTGCGGCCACCGAGGCGGGTGATCTGCGTTTCGCCGGGGTCCATCGGCCAAATGGCGACGATCTTGGAACCGTCGCGCTCGATCCACGCCAGCCCTCGACCGCCCGTGAACACTTGTTGCCACAGGTATTTGCGCATCCCAAAGGACGTCCACTCCGGGTTCGGCGCCTCATTCATGAGGCGTTGAACGCCGTCCTTCAGCCGTTCCGATCCGCCCTTCTTGACGCGGTAGGCGTGCAGCGGAAGATTCGCCATGCTGCCAGACAGGAACGACACCGCCGCCGACACAGCCGGAACCGAAAGCGCGCTATCAATCGTCACGGTGGGCAGCGTGGCGCTCGTCACGCCGATCAGTTGCAGGATGCTGGAGCCAGGGCGTTCCATGCCCGTCACCGACGTGATGACGCGCTCCTCATCCTTACGGCCATCGCGACCACCGAACTCGTAGCCGAACAGCTTCATGCGGCGGCCAACGAGTAAGAGGGGTCATCCCAAGGGGAGGCCGGAGCGATTTGCTCACCCATGCTTGCCGCTCCCATTGCCATCGCCAGCGCAATCGCGGCGTCGATCTTGTTGACTGACCGGGTTTTAGCCAGCCAGTGGTTGCCCCACTTGTCCTCTTCGATCACCGCCGACATCATCGCCGAGATCAGGACAGGGTTGCGCTTGAGCCGGATGCGGCCCTCTAAAAGCGCGTCTTCCAGCAGTCGGATTGAGCCGGGCATCCAGAGCCCGTCGCCGCCCGTCGTGAGCGGCTTGCCCTTTTTCAGCCCGCCTTGCGGATGCTCCGCGAACGGAACCGACAGGCCGAGTTCGTCGATGTCTTCCTCAAACCGCCGGAACGCAAAGCGGTCATACGCCACGAGCTGAACGCTGAAGTCCCGGTCGTACTCGGCCAGCGTTTGCGCCACATGGCGGAAGCTGATGCTTTCGCCCTGCGGTGCGTGAAGGTGGCCCTCACGGACCCACACCGGATACGGAAGCTTGTCCCGCAATTCCCGCGCCGCCAGCGTGTCGCCCGGCGTCCAGGCTTCCACCCACGCATCGAACGTAGGCTTGCCCTCTGCCGTGGTCCCCGTCCTCACCACGGCGCCGAGCGCGGTGATGTCCCGGTTTTGCGACAGGTCCAGCCCTAACCAGACATCCGCCCCGTGGTGGTCTTCAATCTCAAAATCCGCGATGCTCGGCTCTAGCGCCGTCCGCGTCATCCATGCGGTCTCGGCATCGGTCCAGATGCAGAAGTGCAGCCGCAAAATCCCGTTGAGCTGGCCGGGGATCGCCTTGGCCTGCGCGACCGTCTCGCGCAAATACTCCTCGGTGATCGTGACCCCCAAAAGAGGGTTAGCCTTGATCCAGCA